ATGACGGAAGCCGGAAGGATCAACGATTTTTTCCAGGTCAACGTCAGCGCCCAGATAGATTATGATAGTTACCGTACCGCGTGAGGCGGGTTTTATAACCGAGAGGACCGCCAAAAATGTCAGATACTAATCGCGTCGGACTACGCTTTTTCCTAAGTTCACAACGGACCGCCCCCATTCCTGGCGGACCTTTTAACCTTGATCAGCTTCGATTCACGGGAACGCCGAACCTTGCGTTCGTGCCGAATACGATCGTCAGTAATGAGATCAGGCCCGACCGTCAGATTTCCGACCTGATCCTGGTCGGCGCGGAAGCCGGGGGCGACACTGGGATCGAATTATCTTACGCCGCGTTCGACGCTTTGATCCAGGGCGCGCTTTTTTCAACCTACGCGAACACGATCAAAAAAGTCGGGACCGGCGAAATCACGGCGTTCGGCGTTGGTACGATCGACGTCGACGCGGGATCGGACTTCACGGTCGGACAGATCGCCCGCCTGGATAAGCTGTTGACCGGCGACGTCGGCGACGGAATCTTCGCGATCGCGAATATCGCGGTCAACGTTTTGACCCTGGTCCCATTACCAGGAACCGCGACGACCGCCGTCCTGGGAACGGAAACCGCTGACGCCGACACGAATTTCGAAGTGACCGGCTTCGAAGCGCAAACCCCCGGCGATATTTCCCTGGTCGTTACAGGTTCGGACGCCGTGTTCACGTTCCCGGCTGGCGCGCTCGACGACGCCTTCGGTCCGGCTGCGCCGATGTTAATCGGCCAGTGGATCAAGTTCGCCGAATTCGCAACCGCCGCGAACAATATCTGGAACCGGGTCAGGGAAATCGACCTGGCCGCCGATACGGTCACGGTCGACGCGCAAACGGGCATGGTTACGGACGCCGCTGCGACGGAAAACGTTCAAGCGTTCTACGGGTCCCGCGTCGAGAATGGCGCGGACGCGATCGCGTCGAACCAATTCGCTGTCGAACGTCGCTTCGAAGACCATTCGCCAGTCACCCGCGAACTGTTCCTGGGGATGGCGCTGAACAACTTCAATTTGACGCTATCGCCGCAAGCGATCGCGGTCGGGTCGATGACCTGGTTCGGTTTCAATTCAGCCGTATCGGACAACGCAGCGGCTTACCCGGAGCTATACGAAAACCTTCCGAACGATATCCCCGCCGAACAGTTCGACGTTTACAACACGTCCAGCGACATCGGTCGGCTTGGTCGAGGCGTTGACGCGATCGACGCGGGCGGCGTGAATTTCGTCCTGGAAGCGACGATCGAAATCAATAATAATCTTCGCCGCCAGCCCGCCGTCGGCGTGTTCGGCGCTTCGGGGCTTGGCGTTGGTGAATTGTCGGTCACTGGTACGCTGTCGACTTACTTCGACAACGACGAAATATTGCAGGTCATTTTGAACAATTCGGAAACGTCCCTGGACTTAATCACCCAGGGCGGCGACGGTCGTTCGATGGTCTTTGATATGCCGCGAATCAAATTTTCAGGGGGCGCGCCGGACGTCCCTGGCAAAAATCAGGACGTTACAATTCCGGGAACCTATCAGGCGATTTTGTCGCCTATTTTTGGCTATACGATTTCGACGCAAAACGTATCGTTCGCCAGGTAAATCAACGGGGGCGAATTGCCTCGGGAGTTTAGACCGTGAGGGTTTTAGAGGCATTCGAAACCAGTCAATCATTAGTTGACAAGGGGCGGGAATGCGAAATCGAATTCGAAGGGAAGGTCATTTGTATCGTGACTGTCCGACCGGCGGACGCCGTTTTGAATGCCGATTATCGCAAGGCCGCCGCCGATCTGGCCCAGGAATTGAAAGCGACCGTGAAGGACATCAACGATCTGGAACCGGGCAAAGACAACGAATATTTATTTCGCTTATATCTTCGCTCGGTCATAACCGGATGGAAATGGACCGACCCGGCGGATCGGAAGGACCCGAAATTGAAGTTCGGCGAAAAGAACGGGACGGCCCTGTTCACAAAGGCCCCGAAGTTCTTCGAAGCGATCCAGAAAGTCGCGCGGACCTGGGGACACTACCGGGCGCAAACGGAAAAGGAAATAACGGGAAACTGACCGACGTCCTGGACCATCAACTTCGGGTCGGCGACCAGGGCGTCAACGAAAACATAATCGCCGCGTACCGTGAACGTGGACTTCAACCCCCGGACAACATCATAAACCCGCCGGAAATCCAGGCCGAAAATATCCTGTATTGGGAAGCCTATCGGGACTTAATCACGGAACGCCAAACCCCGCGAGGAATGATTCCGATCGGTAGTATCGTAACCTATGCGCAAGCCTACGGCCTGAACCCGGACACGTTGAAGCGGATTATCTGGGCGACCGATCGCATCCTGACGGATCACTGGAAGGGCCTGGACGACGCCGCAAAAGACAAGGCCGCCAAACCTATCGAAGTTAAACCAACAGTAACCGGGGGCCAGTTGTGACTGATCGAATTATTCGGGTCGTGGTCGATTCCAGCGGCGTCACCAGGGGCGCGCGCCAGGCCGAAGGATCATTAAGACGCCTGGAAGGGCGTTCCAAAGGATTGTCGTCAGGTTTCAAGGCCGCCGCCGCTGCAGCGACCGCGTTCGCCGCGTCCCTGGTCGTTCGTGAAATTTTCCAGGCCGTCGACGCTTACCAGGGCCTTCAAAACCGATTGCGGATCGTTACCGATTCAAGCGCGGAATTGGCGAACGTCCAGGAACGCCTGTTCGCTATCTCGCAAAACACCCGGACCAGCTTCGAAGCGACCGCACAACTATTTGGCCGGTCAGCGATTGCGGCGGACGAATTAGGGGCCAGTCAGGAACAGCTTTTAAGGCTGACCGAAATCAGCGGGAAGGCGCTGGCGATCATGGGAGCGAGCGCGCAGGAATCATCGGGCGCGCTGCGCCAGTTGTCACAGTCATTTAGTTCGGGGATCGTCCGGGGCGAAGAATTCAACAGCATCCTGGAAGGCGCGTTCCCACTCGCCCAGGCCGCCGCGCGCGGGTTTGGGGAAGCCGGGATCAGTGTCGGCAAACTGCGGACCCTGGTCATTGAAGGGAAGGTCAGTTCGCAGGAATTTTTCGAAGCCATATTGAAAGGCGGCGAAGGCATTGACGAACAGTTCGCAAAGACCGAAGCGACACTATCGCAGGCAACGCAAACGATCAGTAATTCATTTCTAAACCTGGTCGGAAAAATGAACGACACAACCGGGGCCGGGCAGGGTTTGGCAAAGGTCCTGCTGGCTATATCGGACGGAATCGACGATTTCACCAAAGCGATCACGGGGACTTTGCAGCCGACCGACGAACTATCGAAATCAATGAAAGTTATCGCGACGACCGCGATCATCGTCGGCGGGGCCTTCGAAGGCTTGTCGCTGATCTTCGACGCCACGTTCGGCGCTGCAGTTCGCGGGGTCCTGGACTTGTTGGGCGCGTTGGCCGAATCGTTCGCCGCGCTGATAACGGGCGACTTCGCCAGGGTCGGGGAAATATTCGACGAACTGGGCGCAGCCGCCGCGAAGGATTTCCAGGAAGGGTTCGGCCAGTTGGGTCCGAATCTGATCAAGAATTCGGAACAAATCATCAAAGACCTGGAACAGATTTGGGATGCTGGTTCCAGGGAAATCGCGGAAGCGATTGACCTGGGCGGCGGCCCCGACGGCGGGGACGTCACCATCATCCCGACGAACGTCCAGGAAGACGTCGACGACGCGATCGAAGCGGTCCAAAAATTTCAGGACGCCCTGTCCAGTCAACGGACTGTCCTGGAACTTCAAAAGGCCCTGGGCGAAGACGCCGCCGAAGGCATTCGGCAATATAAGGAAAACCTGGCGCTGGCCAACGCCGAAAACGAGATATTTAAGGACCTGGCCCCGACCGACGAAGTCGAGGCCCTTCGGGTTTCGTTCCTGGCCTTTGCCGAAGAAGCATTGACCGCGCAAAGGGCGTTACGAGAGGAAATCGAAAACGAATCGATCCGCCAGTCCTTCCAGGATCAGATCGAAGCCCTGGAAGAAGAAGTCGAATTGTTAGGCGCGGACAACGAAGCCCTGGCGATCAATGCCGAACTTCGCGCCCTGGCAGGCGGGGCGACCGCTGAACAGGCCGAACGAATTCGCGAACTGACCGAAGAACTGTTGAACGGTCAGGACGCCCTGGCGGAAAGCGCGGACAAGTTGGGCGAATTTTTCGAAGACGCGCGCGACTCCGCACAGAATACCCTGGCCGGAATTCTGGCCGATCCTATGTCCGAAGGGCTGGACGAATTGCCGCTTAAGTTCGCCCAAACCCTGCAACAACTCGCAGCCGACGCCCTGGCGTCCGAAATCTTTGACATCATTGGCGGCATTGCCAGCGGCGGGGCTGCGGGCGGCGGCGGGGCTGGTGGTATCTTCGCGTCGCTGTTTGGCGGCGGCTTTCAGGCCGGGGGCCAGGTCCGGGGCGGTCAGCCGATCCTGGTCGGCGAACGCGGTCCGGAACTGTTCACGCCCCCAGGGTCGGGCAGCATCCAGCCGAACATCAGCATCAACCAGGCGGCCCAGGCTGCGCCGAATGTGACGATCAACAACATCACCGACCCGGCGGATATCCCGGCGGGCCTGAATACCGCCGAAGGAAATGAAGCGGTAATGAATATTATTCAACGCAATCCCGACGCCGTAAAACGCGTTGTAGGCGGATAGGGGAAAAACAACTATGTACCATCAAGCGCAGGCGACCGATTACATCGATTTAATGGTTCAACTGGAAGACCTGGCCGCGAACAGTCACGTCGATACGCTGGCGATCAATGTCGCGGGGACGGGTTGGGCGGTCGGCGACCTGTTCGACATCAACGGCGGGACCGTTGTCAACGGCTTGAACGCGTCCGGCGAAATCCTGGCCGAAGCGGGCGGCGTCCCGTCATCGATCCGCCTGTTCAACGGCGGGGCCTACACTGTGAACCCTGGCGTCGCGGCGACCGTGACCGCGATATTTCCGTCGGTCGGGATCAATCTGACCGTTGACACAACTATCCTGACGACTGGCTGGATCGTCGACCGTTCGGCGATATACGACACGCCCGAACGCGAGTTATTAATGCATGGATTAGGGTCAGGCGCGGAAGCGATTTTTTGTAATTTCCAAACCCGGCGGAATACCCCGGCGGGCGTCTTCTATTGGGAAATTCACGGGGCCAGCGGATTCGACAACGGCGAATTATTTGACGATCAACCAGGATCGTCGAATCAAACGATCGGCGTCGACGACATTTCGACGCCGCTGAACAACGGAATAATCGATTATTTTTTCGTCATCGATCCGTTTCATATCAAGGGGATTTTTAAATCGGGGTCATCGTATACGAACCTTTACACGGGATTTATTAACACCTATACGACCGCCGCCGAATACCCTTACCCGCTTTATATTTCGGGCTGCAGTTCTTCGCCAGCGCGATCGGTCCCTTACAACGACAGTTCCAATTTTCAATCGGGAATGCATGACCCGGACGCTTTCCTCGCTGCCGACGGCGGACCGGCTGCGCTGCGCGAAGTCGATGGTCAATGGTACAGATTCAGAAACGCGTTCGGGCCGAATAAGAATACAGACAACCCGCAACAAAGGGGGATTTGGCCTTGTCGTCAATTGTTAAATACTTCACTCGTAATCACCGAAGTTAATCGATTTTCAGGTCCCGAATCTATAAACGCACAGGCGGACGAATGGTTCGGCGGTCGAAGTGATTTCGCGCCCGACGCGCAACTGGACCCGACCCCGGATTCGGGCGGCGATATCCAGTTTTTATGGCCGAACCTACTGATCCAGCAATTACCATCGATTCAAATCCTGGGGGAATTGATCGACGTTTATCCGATCATCACGAAAGGGATAGGGGCGGTCAGTGAAGACACTTTCACGGACGCCGCCGGGAACACTTATATTATTTTTCAAAACTGCAACCGGACGGACACCTGGGCGCATTTTGCAATCAAGCGGAATTTCTAATTATGGCTTTTCAAACCGGAACATCGTCGTCGCTCGAAAACCTGTTGACCCAGTTGTCGACATTCGCCCAGGCGAACGGCTGGACTGAGGACGGATTCACGGCGGAAGGGGCGAACCCTGGTCGAATGTTGTTGTCGAAAGGCGGCGTATTCGTGACGTTTATTTGGTCGGAAGCCGAAGGCGTGATCGGGATCGGCGGCAACACGTCGAACGATGACACGGCGGACCCCTGGCTTTCAACTGGCGACGATGGCCAAATGTATAGTCAAGGCGATACATTCCCGCAAGCGATTGACACGGCGCGCTGTATTAACGAATCCGCTGGACCACACGTCGCATTCTGGTTTTTTGAACAGGATTCCAACCCGGCATATATTCACGTTGTCGTCGAAATATCGACGAATCGTTTCCGTCATTTCGGATTCGGGAACCTTGAAAAGGTCGGCGACTGGGCGGGCGGCGAATATTATTACGGGACTTTTTGGGCGCAAGGCGCTCAAGCGGACTTACCGGACTCGACACAACACGCCTATTTACTGGACGACAGGGGAAGCGCGTCGCAAGCCTTCGCGGCTACTGTTCGCGCGCCGGGGCTGCCGTTTGCCGTCGGTGCGGAACAATGGGTCATCGTGAACACCCTGGCGACGTTCCCGGCGGGCCTCGATCGCGCCGGGGAAGATCGCGGGCGCGGCATGGGTTCCAGTCGCGGGGGAATGACCAGGGCGGGAAACTGGATCGAGTTGTCGCAATTGTCAGCATTCAAACCGCTTTGGCCTATGCCGGTTTTTTATGCCGATTCCAGCCCGGTCCCCGATACTATTATTTTATTAGGAACGCATCCCGACGCCAGGCTGGTCAATATGGCCAACATCGAACCGGGCGAAATCATCACGGTCGCGGGCGAAGACTGGTTTTGTTTCCCCTGGTCGATTAAAAAATTCGTTCCCCTCGATAACCTGGAACAATCGTGGAATGGCGGGACCGCGTATCGTCGAGAAACCGCTTAACAATGGCTGACTTTCCGACCTTAAATATCCCCGGAATCCTGTCGATACGCGACCAGGTCGGGCAGGTTCGGACGGATCGTCTTTACATGCCAGGAATCGGGGCGACGGCTTACTTCGACCCGCCGACCAATCCGACGCCGCTGGCCCGCGCCCCGGCTGGTCAGATATCGATCGACGACGGTTCCAGGAACGGAATTCGGATAAAAATGTTTACCCGGTCCGCAGTTTCGGCGGCGGCTTCACAATGGGGGGTCGGCGGCGACGGGCTGGACCTGGTTCGCCAGGTCAATCGAAACGCAGTTCCAGCGACGAAGATCGATCGATCGAGCATCCTGGAACAAATCCCGACGGCTATTCGGGGCGGCCTGGGCCTGGGACCCGGCGTCGAATGGTTCGAACAGATCGTCGTCAATCCGGTCCGGCTTGCGCTCGGCAACGTGTTGTCGAGCCAGGTCCGGGAAATTGAAATTTACAACTCGTTTCGACGTCCCCGGATAAATGTCGACTGGACGACCTTCGTCAATAACGTCGGGGTCGGGGTCGACGTGACCAACCTTCCCGGATTGCCGTTCGTCCTGTTGGCGACCGAAGGTTTCATCGCCAACGTTCAAATTTCAACCGCTGGCCCGCCGTCGATTAGTGGGACGCTGGACTTTACGTTCGGACCGCCACAAAGCGAAACCGTCCAGGTCTTGGTGACGGGAAACCGGATCACCATTTTCCAATACATTCCCCAGGCCCCGATCGGGGAATCGCTGAAATTTAAAACGGACATATTGCGCAACAACGACGGAACCGAACAGCGGGTCAAACTACGCGAAGCCCCGCGCCAGATTATGAGTTTCACGGTTCGAACCGATAGCGACATCACCCGCGATTCAATCAACGCGGTCCTGTTCGACTGGCAGGCGCGTGTTTTCGGGGTCCCGGTATGGTTCGAACAGCGGCCCCTGGACGGGGATATCACCATCGGCGCGACGAACATCAACGTCGACACGTCAGCTGCAGATTACCGGGTCGATTCCCTAGTCATGGTTTGGACGTCGAACCAAAATTTCGAAGTCCTGGAAATCGACAGCTTCACGGCGAACGACATCGTCACAAAAACGCCTTTCGCCAAAAACTTCACGGCGGGCCTTGCCATTGTCACGCCGGTCCGGACAGCGTTGACGAAAGCCGCGCTATCGAACAGGCGGTTCGCGATCGGGCCTTCCGACTTCGGAATGGAATTCGAAGTCCTGGACAATGTCGACTTATCCGCCCTGGGTTCGTTTAATACCTATCAGGGCGTCGGGCAATCAATCGCGAAGCCGATCCTGGACGGGTTTAATTTCATGCCGTCGGCGACGATCGGGGAAGGCAACCGCCGCAAGATCGAACGCCTGGACGTCATCACCGGCCCGCCGACGCAGTTTTCCCCCTGGGCGAAAGGCAAGCCGATCTATCAATTCGGATTCGAAGCGAAGTCGCTGGCCGAAGTTTTCGAATGGCGTCAACTGGCCCATTTTTTGCGCGGGTCACAGTTGTCGTTTTACGTCCCGACCGGGCGGACCGACTTCAAGCCGGTCGCGGATTTGGGCGACCTGGCGACTTTCATGGACGTCGAAAATTTCGGCTTCACGAACTTTATAAACCAGGTGACGCCGCGATCTGATCTTCGATTTCTGCGGGCCGACGGGACGTCGTCGCTTCACCAGATCACGGCCAGCCAGGAACTTACCGCAACCGTCGAACGGATATCCTTCGCGCCTGCAATTTCCCCGGCCCTTGCGGTTGTGGATATCGAACGAATCGAATTCGTGACACTATGCCGGATCGATCGCGACACGGTCGACCTGACCCACGAACGACCAGGCGAAGCGCGTATCAGTTTTAACTTGATCGGGGTCCCGATATGACATTCGAAGCCTTCGAAGATAGCGTCGAAGATGGAAACGTAATCGAGCTTTACCAGTTCACCCAGGGCGCGATCGTTTCCCGGTTTACGAATTTCAACCAGGACGTAGTTTTCAACGGATCGCAATGGTTGACCACGCAAATCAGCCGCGACGATATCGAGCGCGGCATCGAAACCGGGGTTAACGATTTAAAAATTCATATGCCGCTGGACAATCCGATCGCGTCGCAATTTATCCCGAACATTCCGGGGAAGGTGATCAATGTCATTATTTTCCGCGCACATTTCACGGACCCGGCGGAACAGGTTTTGGTTGTCTTCGAAGGCTTTATCGCCCAGGCTGCATTCGACGGCGGGATTGAGGCGACGCTGACCCTTCAACCGTTTACCAGCCAGTTCAAACGCAACGCCCCGCGATACACTTATCAAAGTTTGTGTAATAACGTCCTTTACGATTTCGAATGCAAAATCGCCAGGGGTTCCTTCACGCATACCGGACTCGTTTCCGGTATCGATACCACGTTGCGAACGATCACTGTGAACGGCGTCGTCGGCAATGGCGCTGACTGGGCTGTCGGCGGCTTTATCGCGTTCCCTGCAGGCGGCAACGATGATCAACGCCTGGTCCTGGCGCAATCCGGCGACACGTTGACCCTGTTGTCAAACTTTGCCGAAACCGTCCTGGGGTCAAATGTCGACGTCTTCGCGGGCTGCGCGCACGATATAACGACTTGCGACGTCAAGTTTTCGAACGTGATCAACTTCGGCGGCTTCCCCTATGTCCCGATTAAAAACCCGTTCGGGTCGACACTGCGCGGGGGTTCGTAATGCCGTTTTTAACTATGTTGCTGGTCTATGTCGCGACCTTCCTGATCACTGAATTATTAAGGCCGAAACCAAACCTGGAAAACGCGAAGCCTGCAACCCTGGGCGACTTCCAGGTCCCGACCGCGACCGAAGGCCGACCGATCCCGATCATATTCGGGCGGGTCAACATGAAAGGCCCGAACGTCGTTTGGTATGGCGACTTGAAAACCGAAAAGATCGAGCAAGACGTGTCGACCGGGTTGTTCAGTTCGGAAGACGTGACCATAGGCTTCGAATATTATTTGGGCGTCCAGCTGGCCCTTTGTCGCGGCCCCCTGGACGGTCCCCTGGATCAGTTGATCAATATCCGAAACGATGATTCCTACGTTTGGGGGCCGGAAGGACCGAACGCCGAAGCCGCGATTTTACCGTCCGGAACCGGGACCGCTTTCACGATCGACGTGAAAAATCATTTCGGCGAAAGGAAATCGCCAGGCCAGGGCGGCCTGCTAATGAATTGCGCGTTTTACAGCGGGTCGCAATTGCAAAGCGTCGACCCTTACCTGGCCGGATTCCAAACCCCGACGCCCGCCTATAGGGGGACCAGTTACATCATTATCAAACAGGGCTGGATCGGGAACAGCCCGAACCTTCGGAACTTTGAATTCGAAATAGCCCGCGTCCCCGACGGCCTGGACCTGGCCACGTTGCAACCAGGCGACGAACTGATCGACGACGGCGCGAATCCGATGAACCTTATTTTCGAAATTCTGACGAATCCAGAATGGGGTTTAAACCTGGGCGCGATCCAGGTCGACGTCGTGACGCTGCGCGCGATCGCGGCGACATTGAAAACCGAAGGTAATGGCTTCGCTTTCATATGGGACCGGGTCCAAGAAGTCGCGGCCATGATCCGGCTAATCGAAGAACAGGTCGACGGCGTCCTGGTCCAGGAACCGATCACGGGGGTTTTCAGCTTCACCTTGATCCGCGACGACTACACGCCCGGAACGCTTCCGCTGTTGGACGAATCCAACGTCGGCGAAGTATTGTCATTCCGACGGCCTTCCTGGAATTCGACGTCGAACGTCGTCAGCGTCCAATTTAGCGACGCCCGCAAATCGTTTAAACCGTCCTACGCTATGGCCCAGGATTCGGCGAACATCGACATCGTTCAAAACGTCAACCTGTCCGAAATGAAATTCCCCGGCGTGAACAATGCGACCCTGGCGAATTCCCTGGCATGGCGCGAACTGCGCTTGTTATCGTATCCGATCGCGACCGGGCGGCTTACTGTAAACCGGACGCAATTCGATTTAAAACCTGGTGACGTGCGGGAATGGACCTGGCCGCGCCTGGGCCTGGTCCGGTTGCCGATCCGGATCACGAAGATCAATCGCGGGAACCTGTTGAAAGGAAAAATTACGATCGACTTCGCCGAAGACATTTTCGCCGCGTCCGCTGGCACGTTCGCCGATCCGCCGGATACAAACTGGACGCCGCCGTCGACGTTGGCCCTTCCGGCCCTGTTCGAACTGCTGTTCGAATTGCCGTTCGTGTTGACGGACCTGGCGCTGACCGGCGCGAACACGGTCGGGATTCAGGTCGGAACCCTGGTCGTCCGATCCGGGACCCAGGAAATCGGATATAACCGTTTCGTCGAAGTCGCCGACTTCCCAACCGTCCCCAGTGATCCGGTCGAAGGTAGCGTTATTAGTCCGGCATCAACCAACGGGACGACCCCGTTCGGTTTGCTGGTCGGGGCGCTGGATCGCGGGCAGACCAACGGCTTCCAGGACGCGGTCGGTTTCATTGTCGACAACGCCGTCGACCTGGTCCGGCTGGCCGATATCGATTCGGCGGCCCTTGAAGCCCTGACAAACGGTTGCTTGATCGACGACGAAATAATCCTGTTCAGCGATATCACGGACAGCGGCGGCGGGTCCTGGACGATCTTCAACCTGGTCCGGGGCGCGCTGGATACGCTGCCCGCCGAACACGTCGACAATTCGCAGGTTTGGTTTTTCACCTATGGGACCGGGCTGGCCAACGCCGAACCCGAAGGCGACCTATCGCTGAACTGGAAGGTCCGGAATCAGCTTTTTACAACCTTCGATACTTTCCTGTTCGCGTCGACGATCGTCCAGTCATTGACGACGGTCGGGCGCGCGGGCCGCGCTTATCCCCCGCGCGACATCGAAGTCAATCCGGCGGCCCCTGGCGGGGGGTTTTTCCCGGTCGACGCTGGCAGCCCGTCCGGCGCGCAACTGGTCGGCCTGTTGGGCCTGACCTGGGCCGGGTCCGATAAGTTCACCCAACCCAGGGCGACCGCCTGGGACGACCCACACGTCACGCAGGAGGCCGGAACCGCGTTTCGTGTCCGGATCATCGAAGACCCAGGCGGGGCCGACACGGTCGTCCTGGACGTTTCTGGCATACCTGCAGGCGCGACAATCGGGGCTTATAACGCGGCGGGCTTCGCCGACGACACGATCACGGACCTATATCAGGCGGAATTGTCCAGCGTATCGGCCAACGGGGAATCGCAAATCTGGACGATCGGGCCGTTCAATATTTACGGCTTCGGCTACAAAATGGACGAAAAGTTCGGCGGCGACAACGACGGGATTCTGTTGGCTAAAGGCGACCCGCCCGCGACCGTCGATCCTATCCCTGGCGTGACCAGTCAATCGATATTCCGGATCACGGCGACCGGGGTCCTGGATAGCCGCGACGATCTGTTCGTCCGAATCGCGTTCCTGGAACTGGGTCAGACTATCAGCCAAAACGAAAACTATTTCATCGACGGATCAGTCCAGTCCAGCGTCGCCGATTACCTGGTCGACATCGCGGCCAAAATTGCCGCCGACTTCGATCCGATCAAAATCCAAACCGTCGTCGACGGGAACGTCCTGACGATATCGACGTCATTCGGGTCCCTGGGCGGATCGGTTCAGAATAATACGGCGACCAGTAGTATCGGATTAATACAGGAACATTTCGGGGCGGTTCAAGGTGATCAACAAATACTTCACCTGGACTTATGGGAAGGCGATCCAGCGACGACGCCGTCGACCGATGTCCTGGCCCCGCAAACCCTTATTAGTTACAACGCCGCCGCGCCAACGGCCAACCAGGTCGATATTCAAGTCCGGGGGATTACCCTGGAAGCAAAACGACAGCTTCCCGACGGCGGGTTGTTTTTGAAAGGGATCGAATGGGGGGGTCGCCTGGTCGCACCGGGGACCCAGGCCGTCAGCCGCGACCTTCCGCTTCGTGACGGCGAACCGGACTTCCCGATCGCGGGCTTCGATTCCAGTCTGTTGTCGGTCCTTCAAAGGCTGCAGGCGACGACCCTGAACAATTACATCGCGGCGGTTAATTGGGCGCGATACGAACCCGTTCCCGTTGGCGGTATAGATACCGACCGGCCTGGCGTCGAAATCCGAATGCGTCAAAACTTCGAAATCATCGTCGCGAACAGTTACGACGCGGCCCCCAAAAATACATTTTTCGACGGCCTGTTCGGCCCGGTCAAATTGCTAGGGACCGAAGTCGCGACGGCCACGCCTGCAACGCTCGGCGGCGGCTTGAAACAAACTATAAACGTCGCCTTTGTATCGGAAGCGGAACCCAGTTCGTCGGGTTTTCAACCCGTCATAGTCGCCCAGGAATACCGGATCGATCTGGACGGCGTTATCTATACCGAAATCGCGACCGCCCCCGACGCCGCCGATACCCCGTATCGTGACGACATCTATTCCAGGCTGAAAATTCAGATCGACGCGTCCGCACTTTATACCGCGACGCTGAACACGGCATTACGGGAACCCGGCGGGGCGACCTATGTGACATCAATGGACATCGAACGGGACGTCGCGAATTTGTCATTCCCGTTTAGCGCGTCGGCCAGTTATGGTTTATTATTGGATATTGAAAACTTTGAACAATAGGGGGCGACCATGCCACAAACTGCACTTTTAACCCTGGGGATCAATTACGATTTCAACGCCGGGGACGATGGCTGGAAAGCGGGTTATGACGGATTCGCCGTGATTACCGACGCTTTCGCTTTAGGAACGGTCATAGACGAACGCAACGCGCAGCCAGCCGGGTCCATTTCCGACGCTTATATCATCGGGACCGCGCCGTCCGGGGCGGCCTGGACGGGCAACGCGCGCGCCCTGGCCGTGTTCAACGCGTCGACGTCGACCTGGATTATCGTTTCGCCGGTCGAGGGCTTCCGGGTTTACGATCGCAATATTCGGAAGTTCCGGGTTTATGACGGGGTTGAATGGCAAGTCCGGGACGACGTCCTGACGGTCGCCGCCGACGTCGATATAAGCCGCGATCATTACAACGCGTCGATTGAATTGGACACGGCGGCGGCGGCCCGCGACGTCACGATCCCCCAGGACGTAAACGACGACCTTCCGATCGGCTTCCATTTTCATATCGTCAATAATTCCGGGACGAATAACGTCACGTTCACATTGACCGGCCTGACGACCAGGGGGATCGCGGCGATCACAACCGACCGGGCCAGCTTGCGGATCGTGAAGGTCGCGGCGAATACCTGGATCAATTCATAAACCACGAAGGGGAAAACAATGAAAACAGTTAATTCACATATGCACCGGATCAGGTATCGAGGCCGGATCGAATCGGTCACGTCCAGGCTTCGGAAGTTCCTGGCCCACCAGGTCCAGGCCGCGCTTCAAATGAACGCGATCGTCGGCGTCGCTGGCGTCACGAACCCCGAAGTCGTCGCCAGTATCCGGGACAACGCGACGTTGAATCCTGTCGGCGTCCGGGACATTCGCGCAGCCGATCAGCGGGGGACGACTACGGTCGCCCAGGTCGAGGCGCTAGGGATTCCGATCGCCTGATCGTAGGATCGCAACATCGCGGGCAAGGATCGCCTTCGCCATGATCGCCAGGTCCGGGATTCCCTGGGCCTGGTTTATCGCTCGGCATAACCAAATTAAGTCCGCAACCGAGAAACCCCGGAAGGCGTCCAGGACGTCCTGATCTTCGATATTAGCGTCGTTCGCAAAATCCAACCCATTACACCAGGACGCGAACTTGATCGCGTCGCCCCCTGTAATCGGCTCAGATTGGGGGGTTTCCGTCGTGTCCGTCATAACCTGGCCGCCGGGGTTGTTGGATCGATCTTCGCCAGGTCGTCCATTATTCGATTAAATTCCTGGCGCGCGATAGCGATATCGGGGCGCAGCATTTCAACCATAGACCAGCCGCCATGCGTTCCAGCCGGTCGCGTTGTCGCTTTCAAATAATGGCGTCGGGCCTTCGATTTCAGTTTGTCTATTTTTGTTTGTTTGGCAAACAGTCCAGATTTAACAAACATCAAAACGGGATATCGTTGAAAAAAGTGTCCTGTTTTTCCAGGGGTTCCTTCGGACCGGGGGCCGGTCCTTCGGGTTTCCGATTGGCGGGTTTGTGGAACCCGCGTTTATTCGGATGCGATCGGTCGCTGGCGGCCTTCCAGCATTCCGGACATTGTTTCATCCAGGGCGCGCCTTCAAACTTCCCCCGGCAATCGATACAAGTCTGTTCCAGCTTGCAACGATGAAATTTCCCCGTCGACGGATCGGTCGGAACCCATTTTCCCCGCGCGTTTTGCGTGAAGCCGATCGGGGCCATGCAGTAATTACAGGATTTAGTTGTCATTTTTTTCCCACTCCAAAAATTCATCGGTTGATTCGAACAGCTGATAAGGTTCGACGGAATAGTCGTGAACGGGAACCCGTTTGTCCCTTGAATGGTTGCGCTTCCGTTGGTTCAACGTAAACGCGACCAGGTTGGCAGCGCCTTCGTTTGTGAAAGCGGCCTCGACCGCGTGATCGTCAAAGTCGGACCATTCGACCAGGTAGATTAATTTAGTCGCCATTATGCCACCCTGAAATAGTTGTCGGCGTTGACCAGGTAAACAGGCAGCCCTTCGAATTCGGCCCGGTTGAACCCGTCGACGTCCTTCGCGTGGTAAATGCCTGACTCGATTCGGTTCGATTCAAACTCGATTGTCGCCCCCTGGTTCCGACCTACAAAAATAGCTTCGTCGAATCCGTTCGCCTTCGCTTCCAGAATCCGTTCCCGCATTTGTTCGATTACCATTTGATTCACCATTTGGTTATTAATAATATTTACTTTCTAGATCGTGTTTAGAGCCTGGGAACAAACTGGCCCCCTACCCCCTGACGTGGTAAAGCTAAACCAGTTTGTTATGACTAGACCGCGTCCATCGCCTTTGGTCACATTACCGGCCCGGAAGTATTTCGTCCCCCCCGGCTTCAAAATCGAAGCCCCTGGACGCCGTTTTATTACCGGAACGGATAACCGGATCGGTTGGATTTGTTTGCAGGGAAGGTTTTTTCGTGCGATGATTTCGTCCTGGTGATACCCTGCAAAGTAGTCCACCACTAAAAAAGCCCTGACGAACCGGAGTTCGCCGGGGCTTTTCTTTTTACAGGGTCGCGATTATCGCGTCAAGTATTTTGGGGTTTTCGTATGGGACGGACCAGGATCGAAACCACAATTCCAATGTAAGCGAATAGCGCGGGCGATCCCGTTCCGGGTCCTGGGTTTATATTGCCAGTTGCACATTTCACAAATGACCAGGGCGATCGGACCCCGGCCCGAAGATTCGAACACGCGAATCCAGGGGCGCGGGAAGTCCTTCAACCGGCCCCCCCGTCCGGCGGGTTATCCAGCCTGTTGATTATATCGATGAACCACATCAGTCCCCCGTCGATCAGGCGAAGGTATTTTTCGCAATCATTGCAAAGCGACGCCATGCCGACCGACACCAGGTAAACGACAGGATCGCCGCAACGCCGACAGCGGTCCAGGGAACTATCGACGTAGGCGCGTTGACGTTCGACGTCGGTCAGGATCGGGAAGCGTCCGCCGTCCAGGGTTTTCATTCCGCCCAGGACCCGATCCATATTCGAACACGTCGCCGAAGCGACCCGACTGACTTCGTCGTTGGTGATCATTTCTAACGACAGTTTTTTCGATAACGGTATTTTTGATTTTCCCATTTTCTATTCTCCAATAAAGGACCAGGCCCCGGCGTTGATATCGTGAATGACATCGTCGGCCCCCTGGGGGCCTGGGCGTGTAGTTTCGCCGACGTTGCGTTCTAGCAGGGCATGAAAAAAGGACCGCGTCAGGGCGATGATTTCTGCCCGTGTCGCTGTCCGCTTGTTTTGCTTCCGGTCGATCAGGTTCGCGATATGCGACAACTGATCCGGGCGTAGTTCGATCGGAACGTTCGTTTTCATAGGTTTCCCCTGTAGTAATGCCCGCACCTTAAACAGTACATGCGCGCGTAATGTTTGAAGCCCGCGACGCCCTGGTTGATTTCCGACGGCGTTGGGGGAATGTCCTGGGCGGCGTTCGACGTCCAGTCGTGAGAGTAGAAAAAACAGGTCAACCAGGTAATGATCGATTTCATTGTCGAATCCCCCGCTTGAACCGCGCAGAAACCCGACCGTCCGAACCGTAGACAATAACCTGGACCTGGTTTCCGCCAGACCAACCGAAACGACCGGACGAACATTCGATCGCCCAGTTCACGGCGTCGGCAAGTTCGGCGAAGCGGGCGATCATATGCTTCCGGCTATCGCCCCGGATTCGCTTGAACACTTTAAAAGGGCATGGATGCGACATTATTCACCCCCTTCGCTTTCGCGCGATTCCAGAATGACGCGGGCCATTGCGACCGCGCAGCGGAAAGGGTTCGGCAACTTTTCGCCGCCGATCATAAGCTGGTTATATTTCACCCAGGACGACGCCCAATATCCGAACATTTCGAACTTGTATCCGGCCAGCGCCTTCCAGGCTTTCGCTTCCGCTGCGGACCTGGCGGCCCTGATACGGTCTTCGGCTGATATGGTCATCATGCACCCCCCCGACGCATACCCGAACGCCAGCGGGCCAGGGCGACCCCCTGGTCCCGTTGCTGGTTCGCGACGATCTGTTCGCGCTGACGGCGATCGATTTCGTCCGGGCAAGCGACCCGAATGATTTCCGTCCGGCGGACATAGAAGTTCCCCGAACCTTCGAAGCGGACCAGGACGAACGTCGACGATCGCGGGAATTTCCCGTCGATGACTTTGTCATAGTCGTAATTTGTCGGGAACCCCGTGATTTTACGGATCGCCTTCCGGGCGTTGTTGCGGGTCACGGCGCGGAATTCAATCCGGTCGCCGACCTGCAGATTTCGGAAATCGTTGGCGTTCATAATTGGCCCCCGTGTTTCATGGTCGAAGCGATGACCGTCATCGCGTCGTCGGCATTGATCCCGAATACTTCCAGGCTCAATTCGTCCGCGTAACTGGACGCCACGCTGAAATCGTTGGCTTCATACCAGTAGCCAGGAACCGGCCAGTATCCGCGATCGTGTTCGATCGCAATCCCCAGGCCGATCCCGCCTTTCGGCGTCGCGGTCTTTAAGACCACGGCGACGAACACGGCGCGCTTGAATTGTCCGGAATATTTTTCCTTAATCGCTTCGATCCGGTCGTCGGTCAGCCGGGGCTGGGCGTCTTCCATAGTGATCGATTCCAGGACGCGGGGGACCGAAATGTCGGCGTCCCCGATTAAAGTGATATCTTCGATTTCGATATCTGTATTTTCGTTTCGTGTTTCGAACGATTCGGGCTTCGGGGGGATCACGATGTCGTTGACGCCGTGAATCCCGAAGCCTAGATCGCGGGCGATCTGTTTGGCGGTTTCGATCTGTTCGACCGTGAAATCGAAATCACAATCGACCAGGTTTTTCCCGTCGGCGACCTGGTGTAATTCGCCATGTTCGACAGTGACCGCAATCGGCCACGCATCCGCCAGCCCGACGATCTGTTCGCTTTTGATTATCAGAATGTCGCCGACAGCGATTTCGTCGCTGGTCATTGTCTCGTTATAGGCTTGCGCCGATGTTTTGAAGTTATGAGTTTTCATAGTTTCGTTTCCTCAGTTGTTAAACGTTTTCGAATTTGCGAGTCGTTGACCCGGTCAAAACTTTCGAATGCTTCCCGGCCTTCGTCAGGAAATTATCGAAGGTTTGACAAACGACGCTATCGCCGTCGGCGGTCCAAACGAACCGCGCCGATCCGGTCAGCGGATTCGCTTCGCGGGTGTCGTCGCCCTTGATGATCGGTTCGATCGTTTGCCATTGCTTCAACCCGGTCGGCCAGACAACGGTCGCCCCGCGTTTCATGGCGGCTTTCGCTTTCGCGTCCAGCTTGCGGACGGAATCCGCGCCGACGGCCAGAAACAAATCGTCGCCGATCTGGATCAGGCGCGAATCGGCCTTCGCTAATATTGCTTTTGCTTTTGATGATTTCATAATTTCGTTTCCTGTTGTGATTGGTGGGGTTACTTGCAGCGCAGCATTGTTTTGAAATGCGCTTTCGAGTTGTCGCCGAATCCACATTCGGCGGACTTGATTGTCAGGCCGCCGCGCGGCCCGATATAGAACACGATCCGGTTGTCGCACATAAGCGCGCGGGGCGAATACGAACCACAATCCGAACGGCGGGTTTTCAAAGTGACCGCGACAAAATAATCGCAGCGGGTCATTTCAAAGCGGACCGAAGTGACGCCGTTATATGCTTCGCGGTTGCGGACAAATCGGACGACGGCGCGAAGGCCGCGACGTTCGCGCTGGTTCAAGTCCTGGACGTGAACGACCTGGAAGTCGTTGTTGATATCGAGCCTGGCCAGCAATTTGTCGGCGTTGTCGATGATCTGTTGGGTCGTTTTTTCTTTCATTTTTTCGTTTCCTCAGTTGTTGATACTGGCAAGCCGCGCCGTCCCTGGCTTGGCTTGGCGGTAATCAACTAGTTTAGATGCGGTTGTGGTACGGTTGCGAGGCAATAAGCGCGGTGTGTCATGTTGCGATCAATCTGATTAATTGCGTGTTGGCAACTGTTGACGAGTACGGTTTTTTTGTTTGCGTTGACCATTCGTTTAACGCGAAAATGGTCAGCAGGAAGTGATTTATCCGCATTAAGTAGCGCCTGGAGGATGACCCGCGCTAAAGCGTTTTTTGTCCAGTTGTTTAAATTGCTTAAATCTTTCATTTTTTCGTTTCCTTTGTGGTTGAACTACGTTCAACTGTAGCAGATAACGCGACATTTCACCGGGATTTTTCCAGGGTTTCAGGCATATATCACTATATATAGGGATATATTAGACTTATGTCGCATTTTTTGCTACCGTCGACGCCTGAAACGACCACGCAACAACGAGAGGAACAATAGCGAATGGGAACTTTAACCCTACGCGAAGCCCGAAAAGAATCTGGTTTAACGGGGAACCAGGTCGCCGCGATCGCGGGTTGTGATCGCGCGACACTTTACCGGATCGAAGACGGGGACAGTCAGCCCCGGCGGCCAACTGCCCGCGCTTTGTTTTGCCTGTATAAAGGGGCCGTTACCCTGGCGACAATCTACGATCCAGAATTTTCCAACCAGGTCCGGGCGGCCTGACCGATTTCCCTGACCGGGTCGATTAACCTTTGATTATCACAGTAATCGTTTAACCAAATCGCGACCGTGAGGGTCAGCGACGACCCTGGTCAGGGCTTTTATTTTGCAGGGGTAAAGGATGGAACTGGAACGCTATTTCGAATCGTGCGGGGCCTGCGGGTCGCGGACGATTCACTTCGTTATTGACCCGCCGAACGTTCGCTATCATTGCGCGAACTGCGGGCGCGATAATTCGACAACCTGGGGAAGTCGTCGGCTTCCCGATCACAATGGACCCGCGTTCGATCGCGTCCTGGACCGAATGGCCCGGTTCGATGTTGGTCCCGCCGCGAAGTATGAACCCCGAACCCCGCCGCTGATCAAAACCTGGGACAGCCTTTCCGCTTTCGAAAAGTCTTCGCATTTCAGCGACGCCGCCCTTCACCAATGACAACCGTCGAAGCCTTCCAGAATTTCAGCGACGCCTGCGAAAAGCTGGCCACGGAAATCCGGCGTTCGTTTTGTCGGCATAAGCGGAAGCTGGTCGGGACCGAAGTGATTGGCGCGGTAATGGATTGGACCGGCGGGATCACCCGTGAATATAAATTTAATTATCGCTGTCGACGCTGCGGACAACTGTCCAGCCTGGACGGCTTTATCATCCCCGGCGATCGCCGAATGAATCCCAACGCATACAACGCGAAAGGTTGGCCAATCGACGAAGACGGGAATAAGCTGAAAATCAACTGAACAGGAAACGACAACATGAACGATAGAATCGCACCCGCCGAAATCTGGTTGGACCTTCGGGTCGCCGTAGGAATCCCGACCGAACCCGACGAAGAAAAGAAATTTAACGGCGTCGAACAGGTTCGCTATTTCAGCGCCGACCGCGTGAAGGAACTGGTCGACCTGTCCAGCGGCGGCCCGGAATTTATTATCCAGATCACGACCCCGGCGAAAACGTCCGCGATCTTCGCGCTGACGAACTACGGTCGAATGTTTGTTCGGACATCACACGACACTGGCGGCCAGCCTTTTCATTCGTGGAAGCCGTTCGACGGCCCTGACCTGGGGACCCCGGCCAACGTCGAATCGACGGGGGGCTGAATCATGCGGAAATGGAAATCTGAACACGATCCACAAACCCGCGTTTTCCTGTATTTCCAGGAACACCCGAACAAATTTTTCAACGCGCGCCACGTCGCCAGCCAGGTCCGGATCGGGCGGATCAAGGTCAAGGGGATAATCGAATTCCTGGAAGCCCTGGGGAAACTTGAAGGCGTCCATTGTGTCACGTCGAAACTATGGGGACGTCCGCGAACGCTTTATCGATGTATGCGCGGCGGCCCGATCCATGATTCGATCCCCCAGGTCGAAGCCTTCAAGGGCGACGGCCAGGTCATTCCCAACGATCGCCCGCCGATTCAGGCCGACCTGGTGACGAACGATGATTGAAGAATGGATAGACATATTAACTACTGGCAAAGCATGGCCGCCTTATCAAAAACAAATAGCCAAAGGTTTAGTTGAGGTTATGATCGACTTGAAGGAACAGCAGATCGACTTGAAGGAACAGCAGACGACTATTGAAGGATTTAAAATGGATAAGGAAAAGCTACAAGCCAAAATCGACGAACTGAAAAAGGGGATCAACTATTTCGACGCCGGACCCGTCGAACTGAACAGCCGGTCCGAATATCTGATCAAGGCCGCCCGGAAGCTGATCAAATGATTGACGAACTTCCCGACGAAATTCTGTTCCGGTCCGTGTTGTTCGTGGACGGCGCGAACGGCTATGTAATGCAAGGCCGGGTCAACGACGAACGGGGGATTTACGTCACGTCGGAACGGGAATCGCGTCGCGAACCGTTTTTCCATTCGGTCACAATGGACGGCGTCGAAGGGATATTCGGATCGCTCGACGAACTACGCGAAGCGATCAAGGCGACCAACCGAGAACAGGACGACTACATTCGCCAGCTTGAATCAGTGAACGCCCCGGCGGACGAAATCGACGAAGCCCGGAAGGGGTCCCCGAAATGATAAAAAAGCCGCCGACAAAACGCTGGCGCTGCGGGGATTGTAACGCGATCTTTAACCAGCCCGCTTTCCGCCATGTACCCGACGCCGACGATCCAATCATCCCGCGCGTACTTCGCCCCCCTGGAATCCCGATCCTTTACACTTGCCCCGACTGTGAATCGGGCAACGTTCGCGGCATGGCCAACCCTGACCCGTTCACGCCGATCCAAGTCCGACCCGATCCGAAATAGAGCCTGGAAAATTGTCGCGTTAGGGGCTACAATCGAGGGGCTATTTTGCAAACGAAAAAAGGTATTACCAAATGAAAGAAAAACCCGAAGCCCTGACGGTCGTCGAATCTAACGACCCCCCGGCAAATAAAGCGATCGAAATCCGCAACCAATCCCCGGCCCCGGTCCAGGTTCGAAACGCCTTCGACCTGGCCCCGTCACTATTCAAGGCGGGCCTGAAACGCCAGGGGGAAAATCGAACGGCCTTAATGATCTGGATCAAGGGCGAAATGCATGAAGGCGTCGACTATGGAAAAATTCACGTCGTTAAGCGCGACAAATGTCCGAAGGGTAAATTCTGCGATAACCCCCACCATTTCAGCAAGGATTCCCTGTTCAAACCAGGGGCCGAAAAAATCGTCGGGATGATGGGATTCCGCGCGATCTGGCCGACCCTGGTCAAGTACGAACAGGCCGCGATCGAGGGGAAGCAAATCCAACAGGTCGCCCTTCGCTGTCAGTTGGTCGATAAGTCGGGGAACATCATTTCCGAAGGTTGGGGGGCGCGGACACTTCAACAGGACAACGGCGATTTAAACAAGGCCGTCAAAATGGCCAAAAAGTCCGGCCTGATCGACGCCGTGTTGAACGCTGGCGGCCTGTCCGAAGTGTTCACCCAGGACGTGGAAGACCTTCCCCCGGATTCGTTTGGCGACGACCCGCCGTTCGATCCATACAACCAGGAACAGGTCCGCTTCGACGGGACCGAAAGGATCGACCCGACGAAAGCGTTCCCGTTCGGGAAGCATAAGGGCCAGCCCTGGGCCGACGTTCCGCTGGACTATCTGGAATGGTGCCTGGACAAAATGACCAACCTGGACGAACAAACGCGGAAGCTGATCGAAACGTCCGTCGCTGATAAATTCGTCGCGCCGGAAGTGACACAACGATCGTTTGACGCTAAGATCGAAGAACGTTTCGAGGAAGTAACCGAAGATCAATTGAAAGCCGAACGGATCGCCCGCGCCGAATCGCGCCCGCTGCAGTATTACGCGGACTTGATCGCCCAGGCCGCCGGACAGCTTGAACTTGAAAACGTAAAACAAGATTTAGCCGGATCGATCCACGAAAAGCCGTTGAAGGCATTCCTGGCCGAACGACTGAAAAACTTTTTAGACTGGAAACCTGCAGGGGAAGAAAATGTCGACTGAAATAAACATCAATAAAGAATTGGCGATAGCCGAATTACGCCCGATCGCGATCGATATCGCGACGTTTAACGATACGCTGGACTCGATCGAAATCGAAACCGAAGACGACCAGGCGACCGTCGGCGACCTGGTGAAATTTATGAACGGATCGCGGAAGAAACTGGAAAAGAAACGCCTGTCCCTGGTCGAGCCTTTGAAGACCGTCGCGAAGGATATCGACGCGATGTTCAAGGTCCCGCGCGATCAGATCGACCTGGTCCTGGTGAAGGCGAAAGGGAAAATGAATATATTCGCCCAGGCACAACACGCGATCGCAGCGGCCAGGGCGAAGGCCAAACGCGAGGAAGCCGAACGCGAGGAACGCGAAGCCCGCAAGCTGGCCGCCGAACTGGCATTGATCAGCGAACACGCCGCGCCAATGGCCGAACAGGTCATCGAACAGGCGGAAGCGAAGGTCGTCAAGGCCGCCGCGCCCGTCCAGGTCGAAGCCGTCAAATCCGATTTGTCGACGACCGCCGTCAATAAAACATGGACGGTCGAAGTCCTGGACGTGGTTGCACTTTGTCGTGCCGTCGCTGACGGCGCTATCGGTCCCGAAATGATCGACCCCAACATGGCCGCGCTTCGCGATTTTTGTCGGGCCGAAGCGGTCGAACGCGAAAAATTCGGCTGCCGTTTCTATCAAAAGATATCGACAACGGTCCGCTGATATGGCAACGGAAAAAATCTGTCCGATTATGTCGCGTCCCGTTTATAACGATTTTCGGAAAACGATCGAAACGCGCTTCGTCCCGTGTCAGGAATCGAAGTGTCGATTTTGGGTTTCGATCTATTCAACGGAAGGGCTTCAACAGTCGCCGGAATGTTCGTTCGTGCTTCAAGCCCTGACGAACGCCGACGGCCTGTTCGTTGTCTAGGGGGTCACTATGGCGACACTTGTGAAATGCAACCATTGCGGCGTGATGACTTATTCGCTGCGACCTGGGGACGCCTGCGACGGCTGCAGCCAGGGGACCATGAAGGCCGACGACGCGGCCCCGGACTATAGGGGTCACGTCGACGCGGACGCCGGGGAAGCCGACCTGAACTTCACGAACATCGACGCGCCCAATATTCGCGACGCGCCCCCGGAATCCGATTTCCGGCCTGGTCAGGCTGGCCAGGACCCGAACGCGTCCGCCTTCGGGGTCGATCAGCCCGATAACCCGCCCCTGGTCGTCGATCACCAGGCGCAGCCCAGGAAAGGGCCGAAGGTGACGGGACACGACGGCGCGGATTTGTGGGACCTGTTACGCGACGGCAACTTCCACAAGGCGAAAGACCTGGCAATGGAAAACCGGAAAATCCGGGCCGTTTGCGCCGTCTATCCGAATCAATTCCTATCGACGCAACAAGGCTATAAAATCGTTAAACGGTCGACGGACGCGGAAATCGAAATCGCCGCCGCCGACCTGGGGTCGAGAATGGCCCACCTGGGCCGCCGCAAGTCCGCGCTGGATTCGGTCCTTCGCGATCGCAAACAGCAAGGGTTCGACTTGTGAGAGAATCCGAACTTCGCGAAAACGCCGACTGTTCCAAATGCGGGCAGGCTATCGGCGCGACTGGCGTTCCGCTTTTCTACCAGGTCAAGCTGACGATTTTCGGGCTGGACCTTCGCGCGCTGCAGCGTCAACAAGGTTTAGCGATGCAAATCGGCGCGCCTATGGCGTCGGTCATGGGACCGGACGAACACCTGGCGAAGGAATGCGCGTCGGAAACGATAACGCTTTGCCAAATTTGCGCGATCGAAATCCAGGGATTTTTTGAATCATGCGAGGGAACAACCAATGACAATAGCAACGCTTGAAAATCTGATATCAGTGATCGCCTCGAAACGGGCGGACGCAATCGCCGACCAGGTCGATCCGATCATTCGGCTGGACCTGGCGGATATGAATCAAGTCCTGGCCGACCTGGGCGATCTGCTGGACCTGACGCGGGCCGGATTGCGCTTTCGTCTATGTGCCATTGTCGACGACGACTTCCCGGAATGTTGTCACGACTTCGATCGACTGCTGGTAAAAATCAGGGGGCCGGAATGACAGCTTCGCTTTTTGATTGGTTTTGGCAACCGCCTTTGAACGGGTCGCCCGGTTTGATCATGGTCGCGGATATGCATCCAGGCCCGGAAGCGATCAGCGTCCCGTTTGTCCTGGAAGATATCAAGGCGGTCCTGTTATGGATCGAAGCGCGGATCGACAAGTCGCTTTCGTTTCATTCGTTCCGGCTTTACATGCGGGACCCGATCGGGATTTGGGGCGAAGTGAAGTTCAACGACCCAGGGGCGCGACGGTTCACCCTGGGCCAGCCGGAAGCCCGACAGGACACTTTAAACGAATTATGGGACCAACGGTTCGCGAGTTCCGATCGCCCCGTCAGGTTGAATTCGTGATCACGTTCGCGGGAACGTTGTGGATCGCCGCGATCCTGTTCGTCATCGGCGTTGCCGCGATCGCGCTGGCGCTGAAAGCGTTCGAAGCTGGACGCCTTCACGAACGGCGGATCGTTTCGGAAAACTTCGCGGAAATCGTTCGCCGGGCCGTCGATAAGGTCCTGGGCGCGCCGAACGAAAACTGGTCGCAACCGATGCGCGACCAGCTTCGAAAAAAAATGTGGGATGAAATCACCGCGACAAAGGACACGACAAGGCATTGATCACCCCTTCGGGTTCGATACGGAAACAATGTCGAGTCATGTATTTCACGTTGCCAGGGTCCCCGGCGGCGTGATCTTAAAAAGCGGGACCAGGCCCGCCGACCCCCCCATCGGTTACAGCGGGCCGGGGAAGGCCCCGTCGATCCGTTTTCGTTTCCTGGTCGGCGGGGCTTTTTTTATGGCATATAGTGGCAACATCAAAACCGCGCCCCGCTTACGTTTCCGCCATAGTGGCAACATCAAAACCGCCCATAGTGGCAACATGCCAACATTGACATTTTGAAAACTTTCTGAATTTGTTATAAGGTCGCCCCGTCGATCGTGAGGATTGCCGAAACTACAGCGGGGAAAAATGACCATTACACGAACACGCGACGACCGAAGCAAAAAAGGAACGCACGGCGTCATCAGGCTAGGCGGGAAGACCTGGCATACCATCGAACCGCCCGACCTGGGGAACAAACCCTTCGAATCATGCGTCCCCCTGGGCGATTATGACCTGATCCCGTTTTCGTCCGACAAATACGGCGAAGTTTTTCTGATGGTCAACCCCGATTTGAATGTTTACGAGTTCGAATATTCGCCAGGCCGACCCGACGGCGGTCGCTATCTTTGCATCCTGGCGCATAGGGGAAATGAGATTGTAAACTTCGTCGGTTGCGGCGGCTGTTCGCATAGTTACGACGAAGTCGCCGATCGCCTGTGTTCATCGACGACGGCGTCCTGTGTAGAGTTTAACAAGCTGGTAGCGGACGAAGGATCGTTCAAGCTGACAGTTGAATTCGAGTTCGAATAGATGGAAAAGAAATTCAGCGAACAATCGACCGGGACGCAATGGCGAACTATTGCGGTGATCATCGGCCTGCTGTTCGGCGGCCTGGGCGCGACCATTTGGGCGGCGGGCGATAATATTATCGATCAAAAATATGCGACGGACTTCGACCTGAAAGCGGTCCAGGAACAGTTCGCCCGACAGTTCAGCGCCTTCCAGGAAACGGTCGAACTAAACACGGCGACACTTAAATCGACCGCCGCGTCCGTTGACGGCCTGACCCTGGTCGTCCTGGACCTTCGAATTCGGGACCTGGAAGGAATCAAGTTCGACCTGGAAACCGAAAAGATAAGCGCCGGGGCGAACTGGAACAACGGCGACGAACGCGAACTGGTCGCCCTTCGCAAATCCCTGTCCGATCTGAACACGCAACGCGACCGGCTATTCGACCGGATTCTGAACAACCAATGACCCCCGAAGATTTCAATAAGTGGCGCGTTTGGCCCCGGCTGCTGACCGGGGCATTTTCGCTGTTTTTCTTTTATGCCTGGTTTTATGTCGTCGATTGGTTTATCACTTTCAACTGGCAAACGGTCGACAACCAGGCGGTCGCGTTGGCCCTGGCCGGGTTCCCCGCCGCAATCCTGACCGTGATCACGATCGTCCTGGGAAAGCTGATCGATAAATATATGAACGGGACGACGCCATGATCGAACGACGAAACAAACCCCAGGACCAAACCCGCGAACAATGGTTGACCGATTACAATCGGACAGTTTCACGGCGCAAGACTGACCGGCCTCGAGGGCGGAACAATTAACATTCAAATTATTATCCTGGTCGTTGTCCTGGGGGGCGGCCTGATCGGGGCCGGGGCCTGGATCGTCAACGGCCAGATCGACGCCAGGGTCGTCGCCGAACAGAACGCCGTCGCGTCAAAGATATCCGCCGAAACGGCGAACGCCAGGGTCGAGCAATTGGAAAGCGACCTGGTAAAGGAAAGTGAACGCCAGGAAAAACTTCAAACGGAACTGCAGGCCGCCCGCGACCTAGAAGCAACGACGACCGAAGTCCTGGAAGATCGTCGACGTCTTGAAACGCTGACCGCCGCCAAGCCGAAGCTATTGGAACGCATGGCCCGGAAAGCGACGACGAAGGTTTGGGACGAAATCGAGTCGGAATCGCGTCAGTGAAAGCGGGCGTGACTCTGTTGTTCCTGCTGGCCCTTCCTGGTTGTTCACTGCTATCCCCGAAGCCTGCCGACATAGTGATCAAGCCGGAACCCGTCCTGGTCATTTGCGGGGCCGTCCATAACAAGCCCGACGCCCTGGACCTAAAGGACACGCCCCCGACCGTCGCCCTGGGTCCGAACCGGGTTTGGGGGTATTGGTTCACGCCTGACCTTTACGCCGCCCTGGCGGAAAACCTGCAAGCGATGCGGGCCTATATGACCCAACAGCGCGCCATTCGCGGGACCCTGGTCAAATGCATCACGGACCACAATGACAAAATAAAAACGGAATAATTGTCGCGGTTTTTGCTACCATCGCCGCCGATGCTTGAATTCGCAAAAATTGACATCTCGATCCTGGTCGCCGTGGCCGCCTGTGCCGGGGGGCTGACGTCCTTCCTGGTTGGCAAATGGGCCGGGCGTCGCCTGGAAGCAAAGCGCGAAGGCTGGCACGACGAAGAACGACGCCGAATCGAGGCAATTCAAAAACAAATAAACGGGGGGACGTGATGTCCAACGAAATACCGAAACTGCAAGTCCAGCGAATGGGTAAAAAATGGCGGATCGTATACGCCGACACGCGCGGGCTGGCCCGCTTCAATAGCGGGCAACCGCTGGACCTTTGCGAGGGCAGCGAAGCCGCTGGCGGGTTCCTGGACGTCCGTGACGGCGCAACCCTGACGGTCGACGGACGGGTCGAGGCGTCGAAGCGAATGTCGTCGGTCCTGGAAAATCTACCGCCCCCGGAAACGGGTCGCGATTGGATGGATACGGACCCGGAAGCCGAAGGGATCGGGAACTGATGGGACAGATTACGATTAAAACGACGGGCAGTTTTCCGGATGACGCCCGCACTTTTTCAGCGATTCAACACGGTCACGCCGACGCGGTCGGCCAGGCGATCGAATACCTGGCGTCCGTTGTTTTACCGAAGGCGACGGCCCTGGATCATAAACTGCACAGTGAAGCGTCGACCCCGGCGTCCGGCTGGCAACGATTAGGGGGATAACTTGTGGATATGTTTATCATTTTAATTATTGGGCTGGTCCTGGGTTGGGCTTCGCCCGCCTGGGATAAGATTCCAAAGGTCAAAGCGGTCGACGCCTGGGTCCGGGCGAAGCTGTCGGTTTGGTTTTAAACGTGCGGGCGCTGATCCTGTTCTTGGTCTTGTTGTTGGCGATGACGCCAGCCCTGGCAAAGAAAGGACACGGACACGGGCATGGCCACGGACACGAAGGCAACGAAGGACCCGCCGGTCCTGCAGGGCCAGCCGGTCCAGCCGGGCCAGCCGGGCCAGCCGGACCCGATGGAAGTGACGGTCGGGACGGGGACGGTCCTGGCGATCCTGGCGGCGTTGGCGGTCAGGGCGGCGGCGAAGGCGAAGGCGCGGACTGTAAACCGTGGGAATGTTTGGAAACGCAAAACCAAACAGCGGCCACGCAACCGGCGCGAATGCTGGTTCCGAAGGGTTATCCGCAAATCATAATCGAACAATATGGCGACGTCGTCGCGGTCACGTTGATCGACTGGCCAGCGAAGCCCGAACCGATCGTCGTCCCGGCCCCGGAGGTGACGTTCGTCGTCCCGGCACCGGAACCGCCCTCAATTGAACCGGCAAAAATTAACATCGTCGCCGCCCAACCCGACCCGCCCGAAAAAACCGAACAGGAAAAACAGAAAAAGCGCAGGGTCCGGACCGACGTCAACGACATTTTGAAACGCCTGGTCGACAAACTGATCGAGCGCGATGACCCGCCGCCGGACTAGACTTGGCGAAAGCCGACGACGTAATTTCGGGGCGGTAAAAACGATCGTCGACGGGATCAAATTCGATTCCGGTCACGAAGCCCGCCGCTATTCCGATTTAAAGCTGTTGGAACGCGCGGGCGAAATCAGTGACTTAGAACTTCAACCCCGCTTCCGCCTGGGGACCGCCGCCGATCCGGTTAAGATTCGATCGCAAGGATATCCGAACGGTCGGCGCTGCAGTTACAAGGCGGATTTTCGCTACAAAATCAACGCGACCGGGGCCGTCATCGTCGAGGATGCGAAGGGTCACGACACGGACACGGCCCGCCTTCGACGCGCGTTTGTTGAATGGCAGTATAAAATAAGAGTAGTATTGATTTAGAACAACCCGACAACCCGACAACTATGTCACGCCGTGAGGGCTGAACGTTGGCACGAAAAAAAAACATAACCCCCCGCCGCCGACTTCTATTCCTGGCCGAATTGAAGCGGACCGGGCGCGTCACGGCGGCGGCCAAAAAAGGCGAAATGAATCGGTCATCCTGGTACGACCTGGCCGAACGTGATCCGGATTTCAAAATGGAATGGGACGACGGGCTGGCCGAATATCTGGACGCTGGCGAGGCCGAAGCCTGGCGGCGGGGAATCGACGGGGTCGAGAAAAAAACCCCATACGTTCACGTCATAAGCGTCGACGACAAGGAAACGCGGTTTCATACGCAAATGGAAAAGTCGGATCGCCTGCTGGAATTTTGCTTGAAGAACAGACACCCGCATTTTAAGCCGACGCAAGTCCTGGAACATAAATCGGACGGGACGCTGGTCCCGACAGCGGTCCAGCCGAACGTCGACAATCTATCGACCGAAGAACTGGAAGAACTGATCAGGTTACAAAAACTTTTACATGCGCCGCCTGATCCCGTCACTGGGTGATTATGAAAATCTTCCGTTCCTTCAAGCCAAAATGGCGGAACGGATGGAAACGGATTTTCATGCATTCGTCCGAAACGCGTTTCCGTACCTGGACCCGATCCCGTTTATTGACGGTCGTCACGTCGACATTATGTGCGAATACCTGGAAGCCTTTATCGCCGGGGAAATACCGCGCCTGCTGTTAAATATCCCGCCCGGCCATATGAAAAGCCTGACGGTTTCGGTCCTGTTGAATGCCTGGGCCTGGACGAAGTCGTCGCGAACCGGCCTTCGATTCATGGCGACCAGTTACCGGGCCGACCTGGCCCTTCGTGACGCGGACAAAACCCGGCAACTGATCCGGTCAGAATGGTATCAAGAACGCTGGGGGGCTGTTGTCGGGGCGCTGCGAGAAACGAAACTCGCGATCCGCAAGGACCAGGATCAGAAAACCCGCTTCGCCAATGAATTCGGCGGCTATCGATTTAGCACGTCGACCGCCGGGATCATGGGGGAAGGCGGCGACTTTGTTATCCTGGACGATCCTCACAATGTCGAACAGGCCGAAAGCGACGACAACCGGGACGCGATCGTCGAACGGATTCGAATGGCCCTTCCGACCAGGATTCGATCGAAGAACGGCGGGGCTTGCGTGATGATGCAACGCTTACATTCGCGCGACTATGCTGGCCATATCATCGCCGACGGCGCTGACCTGGTTCACTTGTGTTTACCGGCCCGATACGAAAAAAAGCATCCATTCGCCAGCGTCCCGATCACGCTGAAAAAGTCGGGGCGAAAGTTACCGGGCGATTTCAGGTCCGACGAAGGGGAATTGTTATGGCCGGAACTGTTCGACGAACCCCGGCTGTCGACGCTCGAAACGGAAATCGGAAGCTATGCCACGGCGGGCCAAATGCAACAACGGCCAGCCCCCAGGGAAGGCGGGTTGTTCAAACGGCAATGGTTCAAGGGGAAGTTTATGGACCGGGCCGACGTGCCGAAAAAAGGGTCCTGGGTCCGGGGTTGGGATTTGGCCGCGACGGACGACCAGGCGACCGGCGGGAAAAAAGCGGCCTGGACAGTCGGCTTGTTAATTTTCTACGCGAAGCCTATGATCATTGTCGTTGACGTGGTTCGTCTTCGTGGATCGCCTTTAAAAGTTCGGACGTTAATGACCGATACGGGCGAAGCGGACGGGAAAGGCGTAATAATCGATTTCCCGCAGGACCCAGGGCAAGCCGGGAAGGCGCAAGCGCAGGACATCGCGGCGGACTTCCCCAGGTTCCGAATTTACTTTTCACCCGAATCCGGGGAAAAGACACTTCGGGCCGCCGCACCTGCAGCGCAGGCCGAAGCCGGGAACGTCTACATCGTTCGCGGCGATTGGAACACGGCCTTTCTGGACGAAATTTGTCAGTTTCCAGGGGGGTCATTTGCCGATCAGGTCGACGCCTTTTCCCGCGCATACCATCGGGCCGCCCGTAAACCAAAACCGCCCAGTTCCGGATCGATTTCCGGGGCCGTTTAAAACTTCGACCGTGAGGGTCGAACAATTGGAGCCTTCACAATGTCGACATTGTTACAAAATAAAACCGCCCCCCTGCAGCCAGGCATCACAACCGAACCACAATCCACGGCGGGCGGGTCAGCGATCGCGACGCCGCATCCGGATTTTTCAGCGAGGCAACCCGACTGGATCACCATGTTCGACACGAACGAAGGCCAGCGGCATATCAAAAGCAAGTCGACAAAGTACCTGCAGGCGACTTCCGGAATGACGGCGCTGTCGGCGAATCCGAACGTCCTGTCCGACGAAGGGCTGAACCTTTATGCGGCCTATCTGCAGCGGGCATTTTTCCCCGACCTGGTGAAGGAAACGGTCCGCGCGTTGACCGGCATCCTGGACCGTGAACCGGCGAACATCGAATTACCGGCGGCCCTGGAAGATATGCGCGAAATATCGACGCCGAAGGGCGAATCGCTGGACGATCTGCTGGTTCAAATCCATATGAATCAGCTGTTATATGGTCGCCTGGGCATCCTGGCCGACGTCGATCCAAACAGCGACCTTCCGCTGTTGATCCAATACCCGGCCCCCCAGGTCTTGAACTGGGACGACCTGACCGAAACCATGAACAATAAACAAATCGATGACGGCAAGCGATCGGAAGCGATCCGGCGGCTGTTGATGGTTGTCATCGACGAAAGCCGGTACGAACGCGACACGGGCGACCGTTTCACATGGAACCTTGTATCACGCTATCGGGCGTTAAGCCTGGGCGACCCTAGTCAGAACATTTATTCCAGCCAGGTCGAACGCGACGGCGCACTTCAAGGCGCGATCCAACCGAATATCCGGGGGAAAACGCTGGAACAAATCCCCTTCGTGTTCGTGAATACGACCGACCTGGCGACGAAGCCGGGGGAAGTTCCGTTGATCAACCTGGCAAACCTGGCCCTGGCGATTTACCGGGGCGAAGCCGATCACCGTTCGGCCTTGTTTATGTCGGGTCAGGATACGCTGGTATTAATCGGCGTCGACCTGGATTCCAATGACGGCGAAAACCCGTCGAAGGACGCGAAGCCGATCATCGGGTCCGGCGCATACCTGGCCCTTCCCGACCCGGAAGCGGACGCGAAATTCATCGGCCCGGATTCCAAAGCATTACAGGAACAGCGGATCAGCCTGGAAAACGATTACACCAGGGCGGGCGAAGAAGGCATCAAATTAATGTCCAGCGGGGCCGGGGCCGAAGCCGCCGAAACGCTGCGAATCAGAGTCGCGGCCAGGACGGCGACGCTTCAAACGATCGCTATGACCAGCGCGACGGCCCTGGAATCGATCCTTCGCATTTGTGCGGAATGGGTCGGGGCCAATCCTGACGAAGTGAAGGTCGAACCGAACCTGGACTTCATTGACGAATCGAACGATCCCGGCGAACTGGTGAAATTCGCGGTCGCGAAAAAGGCCGGGACCCCGCTGTCCTGGAAATCGATTCACGGTTGGATGCGTCAAAAGGATTTGACCGAAATGACCTTCGACGACGAACTGGCACAAATCGCGATCGAAGACGACATCGAAGTCCTGGCCGGGACCGATGACGGCCTGGGCGAAGGTGACGACGACGGCAACCAGGGCAACCAGGGCGGCCAGGGCGACGGCGACGGCGGCAACGGCAACGGCAACGGCAACGACGACGGCAACGACGACGACCAGGCGTAAACCGTGGCGACCAGTAACGAGGAAATTCGGGACGAACTGACCCGGCATAAAGTCGGGATTATTCGCGTCGGGAACGGCTTCGCCAAACGGATCACGGCGATCCTGAACCGGGCCGAACCCGAACTTCAAAGGAAATTGAAGGCGCGCCTGGATCGAATTGCGGGCCTGGGCTATGACCCTGGACCAGCGACCACGGCGCGAATGATCAAAACCGCTAAGCTGATAAAGGAAATCAACGACCCGACGTTCGCCGAAATAAACAAGGCAGTGCGCGAAGACCTGATCGCCCTGGCGAAAGGCGAAACGATCTTCGTTTCCAACGTGATCAGCCAATCGCTTCCCGTGATTTATCCCGTCGTTTTACCATCCCCCCGCCAGCTTCGCGGGATCGTGTTCGCCCGACCGATCGAAAACGAAGTCCTGGCCCAATGGTTGAAGCGTTACCAGGTCGGCGACCAGCGGCGGATCATGGACGAAATTCGCCAGGGCTTAGTTTTCAGCGAAACGCCGACGCAGATCAGCCGCCGCATATTCGGAACCAGGGCATTAAACGGAAGCGACGGGGCCAGGGAAATCACCAGGCGGGGCGCGCAAACCCTGGCGCAAACGACGATCAGCGCAATCCAGAATGGCGTCTATGTCGAACTGTATAAGGAAAATAAACGGATCATCAAAAAGGAACTTTACGTCGCGACGCTCGATTCCCGGACGACCCCGATTTGCCAATCCCTGGACGGCCAGGTTTTCGACGTCGGCGAAGGCTGGATTCCCCCGGTCCATTTCAATTGCCGGTCGGTCCGGTCCCCGATCATCGACGGGCGACGCCTGGGTTCGAGGCCCGCGACGACAGCGACGTCGGCCAACCTGTCAGGATTGCGCGGGGCGCAACGCCGGACGGCCCTGGATAAGATGGTCGGACGGGTCCCGGCTGAAACGAATTACCAGCAATGGTTAGGCCAGCAAAACGTCGCCTTTCAAAATGAAGTCCTGGGACCGACGCGCGGGCGACTATTCAGGAAAGGCGAAATCGACCTGGGCGGCTTCGTCAATGACAAGGGTCAACAGCTTACGCTTCGCCAGCTTTACGACACGAAACCAGGGGCGTTTCAGCGGTCCGGCATTCCGGCCCCGCCGGTTGATTAATTGCAAAACGAAAAAGCCGGGTATATGATCCCGCCCAAGTCCGATAAATATCCGCGAGGGATATCCGAATAATGCCACTAGAATCAGTGATCGCCGACAAGGCCGCAATTCCCCAGGGACTAGAATCCTACTACGTCGAAAAGGACGGGAAGTTCGTCCTGGACGTGACAGGGATGAAAACCCAGGTCGATTTCGACGCCTACGCGGAAGCATTGAAAAAACGATTCACTGACGGGGCGGCGGACTTTTCAAAGGCGAACGGCGGGCCATTAACCCGTGATGAAATTCTGGCCCACGTCGACGCCGCGTTGGAAAAATTCCGAAAAGCCAGTCCCGACGGGGACAACGGCGGCGGGAAGGGGAACGGCAAAAATGACGGGGACCAGGGCGGCGGCGACATTGCCGCGCGATTGCATGACCTGGAACGCAACGTTTCAAGCCTGACCGATTCAAACGCAAAGCTGACCCAGGAACGCGACGACGCTATCGGGCATTCTAAGGACACAACAATTAGAAATACCTTAACCGAAGCGGCTGGCAAAGCGGGCGCGACGCCCGACGGCGTTCGCAACCTGGTAACACTGACGGAACAAAATTTCGAAGTCACCCAGGACGGGACGGTCGTGACAAAACTGGACGCGAAGTCCGGAACACCGAACCAAAACGCGGACGACTTTTTCTCGAATGCTGCCCGTCAAAAGGAATTCAGAATGTTTTGGCCGCCTTCGAAGGGCGCGGGCGCTGACAATGACGGCGGCGGCGGCGGCGGCGGGGACGGCGGCGATTTAGGCGCTGGAAATCCCTGGTCGAAAGCCGGTTGGAACATGACGAAACAAGGATCAATGCTAGTAGCAAACCGCGCCGAAGCCGATCGTCTTATGACGGCTGCAGGCGTAAAACTTGGCGCGGTCGCCGCAAATAGGTAGACTAGCCAGAACTTAAACCCGCCGACGCCGTGAGGGCTGGCAACAATTGGAGCCTTCACAATGGCAGAAGTAAGAATCGCGGACGTCGTAGTCCCGGAAATATTCGCCCCCTACGTTCAAACCATGACCGAGCAAAAAACGAACCTGATCGATTCGGGCGTCGTTGTTCGTGATCCGGCGCTAGATGGTTTTCTAGCGGGCGGGGGAACTACTTTCAACGCGCCGTCCTGGCGCGACATCGATGACGATTCGAATATCCTCGCGGATCGCGTGTCGTCAGATAACCCGGCGACGATTGCCGTCCCGAACAAAATCCAAACGAACCAGGAAATCGCGACCCGGTTGTCGCGGAACCAAAGCTGGAAAACGATGGACCTGGTCGCGGCCTTGTCGGGAAGCGATCCGTCGACCGCGATCGCGAATCGTGTCGCGGCTTATTGGCGTCGCCGCCTGCAAGCGGTTTTTGTTGCTACCTGGACCGGCATTTTCGTCGATAACGCCCAGGTTGCGCCGAACGACGATCCGCGCGCGGGCATCACGAACAACGAAGTCCAGGACGATCTGACCGTCGACATTTCCGGCGCATTTACCCCAGGCGTAACGGACTTTTCAGCCGAAGCGTTTATCGATGCGATCACCACGGCGGGCGATAGTCAGGAAGATTTCACGACCGTTTTCATGCATTCGATCGTTTTTGCCAGGGCGCAGAAAAACAACCTGATCGACTTCATTCCCGACGCGGTGAACGCCGCCGCAGCGGCGATTCCGACCTTCCTGGGTCGACGGGTCATTGTCGACGACACCATGCCGAACGCGGCGGGCGTTTTCGATACCTGGATTTTCGGTTCGCAGGCTTCCCGATGGGGCGTTGGTAATCCGAAGGTCCCGGCGGAAGTCGAACGCGAAGCGGCGGAAGGTAACGGCGGCGGTTCGGAATCACTCTGGTCGCGTATCGAATGGTCGATGCATCCGGTCGGCTATCGATTCCTTTCGGGCGTCGTTGCCAACCCTGACGGCGGTCCCGATAACGCGGAAATCGCTGACGGCGTGAACAACTGGGCGCGGACCTTCCCCGAACGGAAGCAAATCAAAGCGGCCCGGTTGATTACAACCGAATTTTAAACTGTGATAGCCTAGTCGAGGCCCGCCCAATTCGGGGCGGGCTTTTCCTTCCAATAGGGGACCCGACGCAATGAGCACAAATAACAATGGCAAGAAAAAGACAACAGCGACACCCAAGCCCGCCACGAAGAAAACGCCGGTAAAAAAAGCCGGGGCGCAAAAGGATAAACAGGCCGCCGACACGACCCGCCGAACTGCAGCGGTCGCCGAAGGCCAGGCCAACACCCCCCCAATATCCGAAGCCGAAGTCGCGGAAAACGCGCGTCGTGATGATCTTCGGGCCAGCATGGAAACAAACCAGCTGCAGATCGACGAACTGGAAGCCCAGGCCGACGAACTTCGCGAACAGTCCGCGAAATTGCTTTTATCGCTTTACCCCCAACAAGGCGCGAACGATCCGCACCATGTAGCCGTCAAGGGTTTCCTGAAAGCGTCCAGGGCCGAACGTGCGAACCGCGCGTCCAACCCGGCGAAGCTGAAAGCCTTAATAGAGAACATGCAAAAGTCCCCGATCGACGCGGCCATGACGCGCCACACAAAGCGCGGGACCCGGCGGCCCGAACGTCCGATAAAAAAAGCCGGGGCGGGGGCGGGCTAATCAATGACCCACGCGTCGCAATATTACGCCCGGAAACGTCGTCGTAAAAAACAGGATCAAAAGGCTTTCGCCCTGGCGGGAATCGAACCGCCCCCGTTTCGAATTATTACCCTGGCCGCTACTGTCACCGGCCAGGGATATACCGTCGGCGACGAATTCCTGATCACTGGCGGAACCTTTTCGATCCAGGGCCGGGGTTATGTCGTCGCTACCAACGGCGTATTCGTCACAGCGGTCGCGATCCAGATCGCCGGGGCCTATACCGGCAGCGGTCCAGGGATCGGGGCTGCGACCGTCGCGCAAACCGGCGGCGGGGATAATACGATGACAGTCGACGTCACGTTGTCACAGCTTTTTAGTTTTGGCGCGACCGCCGCCGGCGGATCGTCGGCTAATATCCTGACGCTGCCCGCCGATGCAAAAATCGCCCTTCGACTTGAGAATACGACCGTTGCAGCGGGCGGGTTTGGCGTCGAAGACGTAACCGACGGGATAACTTACGTTAACGCCGAAGGCTTTTTTTTAGGCGGCCCGGCTAATATCCGAAAATTATTTCGGGTCGATCATCAAATCCGAATTACCCGCGCGATCGGAACCCCGAACGCCACCTGTATAGTTTATTTTCGCGGGCCTAAAACGTCGCTTATTGAAATTGGCGGGTCGGCTTTTTCTTAATCACTGTGATATATTTCAAATCGTAATCAGAGGAGCAAAGCAAAATGTTACTAACAGACGAAGCACGAACAACCCGCAAAAAGGCGCAATTGGCCAGGCTGGAACGAAAGTCCGATCCAGATTATCCGGTCATTTACGCGTCGCAACCGTCCGAGATTCAAAAGGGCGCTGAACAACGAGCCGAACGCATCCGACTTCGGGCGATTAAAAACCAGGCCGCGAAGGCCGCCATTGACGCCGCTGAATCAGCGATCAGCGTATTCGGCGGATCAATGCAAACCGTCGCGGGTGATTCAACCAAACCGGAGTCCGGGAAATGAGTGGTGCGACAGACCTATTCGAAGACGATCTATTGGATTTGATCTTCACCAACATCGCAGCGCCGAACGTTGGCGACGCTGGCGGCCTTCTACCGTCCGCACAGGCGAATTCTTTTCATATATCGTTGCATTTACTAGACGCGCTTACCGACGCGTCAACGCTGCAGACTGATAACGAAGCCGGTTTCACGGGCTACGGTCGAGTGGCCGTCGCGAGAAACGTAAGCGACTGGACCGTCGCGTCGGGCGTCGTTGATAACGATAATTTGCTGCAGTTTGGCCTGGCTACCGCTGGAACACCTGAAACAATCACGGACGTCGGGATCGGTTTCGCGGCATCCGGCGCGGGCGTCCTGCAAATGTGGGCGCAAGTTTTGGCCGATCTGATTGTCAATATCGGGGTGAATCCAGAATTCGCTGCAGGCGCGCTAGATATTTCGCTCGACTAATGAGCGAAGTTTTAACGCTTAAAAGCGTATCCTGTCAGGCCCGGCAGGATATGCTGGATTTACGGTTCGGCGATAAGCTGATCACGGTCCCCTATATGACCGCCTTCGAAATCCTTTCCGGGATTCGCATGGCCGCGAAAATGGCTATGCGGGTCGAGGGGAACACGGTCGGCCTATGGCGGGACCTGGCAACCATCGCCCAGGAAAAGGACGCCGCCAAACCGGCCCGGCAATTTCGCCGATCCCGATTACAGTCGAACGTCAAAGCCTGGGATATCAATTTCAACCCCGATAGTCCGCTGGTCGTTTTGGTTTTCACGCCATACCCGACCGGCAACCCGCTGCAGATCAAAATTCACTATTCCGACGCGTTGACGTTTTATTCACAAATGCGGATCGAGGCCCGGACCGCGAAAGCCTGGGCGGGCGACGGGTCCCGGATTTGGAATTCGGCGGCCCATATATCGGACGGCGAAGATAATTATAAGCGGGGTTTCAAATGACCTGGGCCGACAGCAAATTCCCCGACGCGGACGATCCGGACGATGTCGAATATATGATCATGTACTGGAGGACGGTTCCCTGTCCGACAGGCAATTGCGCCGGTAAAGATTATCGGTTGGAATCGCGTCAGTTTGATCACCTACCGAAAGGGACTTCACTGGGTCAGGCAAAGCAAAAGCTAAAAGAATATTCCGACAATCGCAAGGGGCGCGGGGACAACCCTGGCCGTAAAAATCATAGTTTGTTTCTATGTCAAGTTGTTGAGGTCGCGCACATTAACGACCATATGGGCGGGGTGATCAATGACTGAATTAATCGCTGCGGGCGGTTGTTACAATTCCATGCGCTTCGCCCTGGACGGCGCGGGCGCTAATGTCCGCGACTGGCGCGGGGAAATTGACACGAATCAGGAATTCACGGAAGCGGAACGGCTGATCCTGGGGGTTTGTTTTGACGGCGACGATATGAACATCGCCACGGACGCAACGTTCAAACTCCAATGGCGCAACATTACCGACGCCGGTTCCTTTGCTGACCTGGCCGCGACTGGCGAAATCAAATGGGCGACTGATACCGATCTGGTTAATGGTCAGGCGTTAATCGTCGCCGAGTTTTCGGACCTTCCCTCGCAAATAGATTGCACTGGTAAAGGTTGGACTAATATCGATATTGGCAGCCATGAAATCGAGGGGGAAAACGGACAAACCCAAACCGTCGACGACGATGAATTGTTCGAATTGCAATGGGCGATTGATCTGTCGGATGCTGATTTCCTAAACGCGGACCAATACGAATTCCGGGTCGTGCAAAGCGATAACACTGTCATCGGACTTGCGATCGGAAAATTGACAGTAGTCAAAGCGGGCAAAATAGAAGGCACAACTAAAAACGCCGATCGAACTTCCGCCGTCGTCAGCGTCCAGGTCACGGCCTACCTGTCCGACGAAGCCAGCCCGCCGAAACCCGTCGGCCCGCCTGTAGCGCAATTAGTATCGTCCGGTTCCGATGGGACCTTTACATTGCTCGGTTTGGCCAGCGGTAAAAAATATTTCCTTCACTTTTTCAAAGACGATACGGCGGACTTATCGGACGGATCGCCGGAAGTGACGGCGGTCGACGTATAACGGGGGCAAGCTATGTCCTTCGGTGATGTCATTCAAGTAGTCGCTGGCAGCGAGGGCGCAGCAGACAATTCAAATATACTTTTTTCGCAAACAGCCACACTTGGAAATTTAATATTATTAGCCGTTGCGAACGATGTCGATGGAACCGACATAGATACGATCGATTTTGATTACAATGTTTTAGTGGGTAACAATGGTGGAGATACTGCTTTTGAACTCTGGTACAGACTTTCGGACGGAACTGAAGACGAAGTAACTCCCCGATGGAATGATGTCGGGGAACTGCATACGCTTGTGATGGAATTGGAGTGGGACGGTTCCGCACCACTTATAAATACCAACGACAACGTAACGAACATAAGTTCGTCAACCAACTCGCAACCATCCGGCGCGCTGATTCCCGCCAGATCACACAATATCCTCGTTGCATTGCATTGCACAGCCGTTAACAGGGACAGTGATGGCGGCGAAGCTATCGACGGTAGCTGGTCGGTAATCACTGGATTTAATCCGGGTGCCGGGCCGACCACCGTTTCCTCCAAATTTTCACTTCTTGTAGACGTAACAGGATCGCAAGAAGCAACCCATACGGACACGGATGTCGGCGCTTCGATGTATGGCGCTATTGTCGATTTTTCTGTTCCGTCAGGTTACGACCCCGCTATGCGGACCGAAGCCGAAAAAGGAACAAACGTCGGCGACTATGACGGGTCGTTGCGGACCGAAGCCGAAAAGGAAGCCGCGCCGATTACCGACGCGATCGAGGCATCCCCCGCGATGTTGTTCACCCTGGCCGCCGATCTAAGGGCGAAGGGCCAGCTTGCGGCGACCGTCGACCTGGCGTTCGCGGTCATCGCCAATCTGACAGCCGCCGGGACTCTCGACGCGACGGTCGCGATCGCGCTGGACGTTGTCGCCGATCTTAAAGCGCGCGGACAACTGGACGCCGCCGCCGACCTGGCGTTCACCTTAGCCGCCGACCTGAAAGCGCGGGGCCAAATCGACGCCGCCGCCGCCCTGGTGTTTACACTATCCGCCGACCTTAACGCGCGCGGTCAACTGGAAGCCGCTGCAGCCCTGGCGATCGCGCTAGTCGCTGATCTAAAAGCCGCCGGTCAACTGGAAGCCGCTGCAGCGTTGGCGTTCACTTTGTCCGCCGACCTGAAAGCGCGCGGCCAACTCGACGCGGCGGCGGCCCTGGTGTTTACGTTGTCCGCTGATCTGAAAGCGCGGGGCCAGATCGAGGCCGCCGTCGACCTGGCGTTCGCGCTGGTCGCTGATCTAAAAGCAAAAGGACAGATCGACGCCGCTGTCGCTTTGCAATTCTCGTTAGTCGCTGACCTGAAATCCGCCGCGCTTCCCGACGCCCTGGAAGCGTCCCCGGCGATGATTCTTTCCCTGGTCCCCGATTTAAAGGCGAAGGGCCAGATCGACGCCGCGATCAATATCGCCTTCGGCGTCGTCGCCGATTTGAGGGCGCGCGGGGAATTGGACGCGGCGGCGGCCCTGGCGTTCGCTATCTCTGCAGACCTTAAAGCCCGTGGACAGACAAACGCGTCCGTCGCCATGCTGTTCAGTGTCGTCGCCAGTCTAAGCGCAGCGGGCAAGCTAGACGCTTCGGCGGCCATGATTTTCAACGTCGCCGGGAATCTGACGGCAGCCGGAAGCCTGGCCGCCGCGACCGCGCTGGTCTTTACTTTATCGCCTGATCTTCAAGACGGGGCCGCCCCGGCCCTGGACGCTGTTGTCGCGCTGGCGTTTTCCGTCGTCGGAGACTTGAAGGCGACCGGGCAACTGGACGCCGCGCCCGCGATCCTTATGAATCTAAACGCTGACCTTCGAACGGTTGGCACTCTCGACGCGGCCCCGGCGATGGCCTTCGGGCTAAGCCCTGATCTTTTAGCCGCTGGAACGTTGAACGCGTCGTCCGATCTGGCGTTCACAATAAGCCCGGACCTGACCGCCGCGTCGACTAATGCCATGCAAGCGTCGGTTAATATGGCCTTCAACCTGGTCCCGGCCCTGACGTCGCGGGGCGCTTTGCTGGCGTCGTTGTTATTACAATTTTCCGTGACGGCTGTCCTGGTCGACGGCGCTGGTGTTACTATCCCGAATTCACAACAGGATTTATTGGCGAATTTGATTAACAGCTTCCAGGATTTGATCGCCGGGCCAAACAGTTCGCAAACGCTGGAATCATAAGAGGATTTGAAAAATGACTGAATTAGTCGGGATTGAAATCGACAGAAAACGCGGCGATACGGCCCCGGACGAAATAACGGTCCCTTTCGATAATACCGGGTTCAGCTATATTTTGACGATCAACACGCAAAAAAACCCCGACGCCGGGGGTCCGATCGGGGCGATACTCGTCACCAGCGTCGGCGCAATTGGCGGGGCCGACGGCCTTGTCTCGTTTCCATTCACGCCAACCGACGCGGATCAAGCTATAGGAAAATACTGGTATGATGTCCAACAGACCGACCCGACTGGCAGGATCAAAACGATCGCGAAAAACAGTTATATTTACCATCAGGACATAACCAAATAGGTGAAGCTATGTCGATAACTTTGATTAAAGAGGATGGAACGATCGTCGCCAATTCAAACAGCTATCAAGACATTGCGGGCGCTGATCCTTTCCAGGAAAATCGCGGTCGCGTGGCGTGGATAGAGTCGATCGACGAAGTCAAAAAATCCGCGCTGATCAGGGCGACCGACTACATCGAAGGCCGGTTCGGCTTGAAGTTTATCGGCCAGCGGATCGGCGACGTTCAAACGCTTTCCTGGCCCCGGAAAAATTCGATCTATGTCGCGACCGGGAACCCGTTCCCCGACGACAAAGTCCCCGGCGATGTCGTCAACGCCTGCACTCTATACGCGGAACAAATCATCGGCGACGGGTCCGACCTGGAAACCATGACGGAATTGTCGGTCGTTCCAACGGTCAACCCTGACGGCCAGGTCAGACTGAAAAAGGAAAAGGTCGACGTGTTGGAGGAAGTGACGGAATTCGCCGTCGGCGGCCAGGGCGGCGGAACGTCGGCCCTTCGCACGATCCGACCAATCCCCGAAGCTGACCGCCTGGTTCGCCGCTGGTTGCGCGCGGGCGGCGTTGGCGGCCTGACGGCCAGGATTTAATCGCATGGCCCTAGAAGATACCGCGCTAAGACTGATCGAAAAATTCGGCGAAGGTCGAACCGTGATCCTGGAAACCCCCGACCAGGCCCCCGCCGATCCGACGAAGCCCTGGGACGTGAACCCGACGGCGTCGACGACGAACGTCAGCGCCCCGGCGGTCGTGACGCCGATCAAGCGTTCGCTGATCAACGGGAATTCCGTCCAGCAAGGCGACGAAATCGTTTTGATCGCTGGCCTGTCCCTGGGGGAAACGGTCCCGTCGACGGCGGACCGAATCCTGGACGAAGGCCAACAGAAAAACATTGTCGCGATCGATCGCATTCGACCAGGGAAAACGGATTTTCTCTGGAAGCTGCAGGTCCGGGCGTCGTAATGGCCAAACGATTCAGCGCCAGGGAAACGATCAGGGCGGTCAATGTCGCGCTGATCGACGACCTGGGCGACACAGCATTCGCGATCCTTCGGAACCTGATATTCGGATCGCCGGTTGGTAATCCGTCGCTATGGCAAAACCCGGCCAGCGCCCCGGAAGGATACGTCGGCGGACACTTCCGCCGAAACTGGATCGTATCGCTAGGGGGCTTCAATGATTCCGAAATCGCTGGCGTCGACAATGTCGGGGCCGTGACCGCCGCCCAGGGGAAGGCCGCGATCGCAGGCTGGAAGGCCGCCAAACGAATCCGGACGAATATCGTTATCCAGAATAACGTCCCCTATGCGAACAGGCTGGCAATGGGTTGGAGCCGACAGGCCCCGTCCGGTTGGGTCGATGCGCAAATCGACGCCGCCCTGGGCTTCCCTGGCGGGTCGAAGGTGGTTCCGTAATGGGGGCTAGTACACGCACCCCGGCACAGTTCCGGGAAACCATCCGAACCGCCTTCGGGGCGGCCTGGACCGCCGCCGGGGAAGACCTGGCGATCGTCGCCTGGAATAATCTATCATTCAACCCGAAGGACCTGGACAGTTATGTTTTTTTGGACCTGGCGCATACGACCGGAACGCTGGCCAGCCTGGGGACCGGGAACGAAATCCAGGTCCGCCGAACGGCCATTTTTGCAGCGCAGTTATTTGTGAAGCATAATACCGGGCAATCGAGGGCCGACGCGTTGTCGGAAATCGTCCTGGATTTCCTGGAATCGGCCAAACTGACAGGGATCAGGATCAGGGATATTTCCATGACGGAAGCCGGAAGGATCAACGATTTTTTCCAGGTCAACGTCAGCGCCCAGATAGATTATGATAGTTACCGTACCGCGTGAGGCGGGTTTTATAACCGA